ATTAAATGTATAACCTGTCAGAGCAGTAGTATTATCTGTGTAGTAATACTTTAAATAAAATGTTGCGTTTACTGCACCAACTATAAAACCTATTTCTTCTACATAGTCATCAGACCAATCAACTGTAAGGCTTGAATTGCTCGCATTAAAAGAATATACTAAACAATAATTAGTACAACCATATTGAGTATCGTAAGCATTTGTATAATTGCCTACACTAGAATTGTTAGAACTTATAGTTGCATATTCCCAACTACTATTTTCAAAATCTTCGTACGTAGTTATTTGTTCTGCCATAGCAATAGGCATAGGGTAAATAAGTAAACCTACAATTAAGAGGCGTAAAGCCGTGTTTATTTTTTTAAACATATCCTACTTTCTAGTAGGCACTGAGTTAAATACTTCGTTTACTTCATCAAGTGTTAATTTTCCATCGTCTATGTATTTTCTTGCTAACATTTCTACCACGTGAGCAACCCCCATAATTCCAGCTAATAAAGCAGACTGGTAGACATCTATACCTACTAAAGAACCTGCACCTAGTATTGATAATGCCTGTGCAACAAATACTGCAATAATTCTTTTAAGTATATTTAAATAGAGCTGTCCACTGCTCATTACTTTCTGTACCAATTTATCTCCTAAATAGAAAAGGCCGGGTTTCCCCGACCATCTCTATCTATTATAACCGATTATATCTTGACTATCCTTTAGGAATTTTAGACATAAATGGAAATGGAGCGTCTTCCAACGCATTTTGAATTGCAGAAACAAGTGCTGACGCAGCTGCAACTGATGCAGCCATCAACACGTCTGCTTCAAACATACCTGCTTGATTAGCCATTATTACAGCAACAAAAGTTTGTGCTGCAGTTCTAGCTGCTCTAATTAATGCAGTTCTCCAGTAATCCGGCATATCATACCTCCTATAGTATATTTTTAACGGACCCACCACCAACACCTCTTGGAGGTAATGGTAGTAAGAATTTCCCACCTTCTCTATGGTCGTAATCAACATAGTTGACTGTGACCTCTTCACCACTTAATATTGCATCTCTCACAATTGGGTAAACTCTTTTATACGCCACAACGGACGCTCCGACAAACCCGTCTTTTTGAGTTATATTCTCAGTCTGATTTGAGCCAAAAATGAGACACCCCATAGTCGACTCATCGGTGTTCCCGGTATGCCAAAGAATCCACTCGAATCCCGGCACATCATTTACATAAATCATACCTTTATGGAAATCAGCACCGTACTTGCTAAGATATTTTGAGTGGAAACCACCTTCTGTACGAAGGGTGAGTTTATATTCACCTTCGGGAATTCTTGTTTCACCTTTTACCTTTACTGCACGATACTCATCTTCAATGGTATAGCATAAAAATTTACGCTTATTGTCAGTTATATCAAAAAGTATTCCGTTTGTAGAATCTTCTTGAGAACTTATTCTTAGTACTTCTAATTTCATTTATTCCTCAACTATTCCAAATGTTGCGTACCACGTTTGTGGTCCTACTATCCCATCTTCAACAAGACCTGCTTTTTTTTGAATATCCATACATCTTTTAGCTGATTGTCTTCCATAAATACCATCAACTGTTAATCCCCCAGCTGCATCTTGCCACTGTTCTATATCAGCACCTCTCATATAGGGAGCTTTTACATAAAAAACATCGCCTCTCCATTTAGGAGCTTGTCTTTTAGCTTTTCTATATGCTTTACCTTTTATAAGTGTAAAGAATTGCTCCCAAGGAAAGTTCATTCCCGGGTCAGTTCTTCTACTTGGGTCTAGCTCTGCGTGTGATATAAAACCTTGTTTTCCTGCTAACCATTCTTCTCTATTTAATCTTCTAGGAACAATATTGTATAGTTCTGATTTTTCTGCACACCATTTTGCTGCCATAGCTATGACTGCATCTTCGTATGCTTTGTCTTTGCCCCAATCAGAAGCAAAGTATGATATCTCTATACCTAAGGAATTTGAATTGTGTCCTCTTACGTGAAATGCTGTAAAATCGTCCGGTAAAAGATTTATGATACTTTTGTCGTCTACTATTGAATGTGCTGATGCTGGTCTGTCTACTTTTGCTAAGTATTTAGCAATACCTAATGCTTCTCTGCCACCTTCGGCAGTATGAACTACTATACCCTGTATTTCACGAGTTCTTCTAGGATAATACCAGCCCTTTTTGCCATTATCCCTTAGAGTTGCATTAGGATTTTCATTATCTAAAAGATAATATCCCATTACTATTCTCCTGTTAAGTGTGATACTTATACTATATTAAGTTATTTAATATTAATTTACAACTTTATTATAGTATATTATTTCCATTCCTTTTTCTCACACTTATAGAGATTATGTAATCCATTTTCATCTATACAGAAGGTTAGAATACCTGCTTTAGTTTTTTTACCGTGGGTTTGTTCTATCCACTTTGAACCACCATCAAGTGCAGGAGCACCGATAATAATCTTTGGGTCTTCTATCATTGTAAAGTGATGAAAGTGACCATATACTAAGATATCTGAAAATCCTATATTGTAGTCTCCATACATTTGATTTTTATGCCACTGTTGTGCTTTTGCTACTGCTAATGCACCACCACCGGAACGAAATTGATGGCCGTGGGCCAACCCTAGGAGTTTTCCTTTGGTCTCATAAGTAAGAACAATATCATCGTCTCTGTGTTGTGGATAAATACATTCAATATTAGGGAATGCTTTAGGATTAGCTTTAAAGAATTCATCAAGCATAAAAGCAATATGCAAATCTTTATTATCCATAAAACTCGTATACGCTTTCCCACCGTTACGAAATTCACCGTGATTTCCGGGAACTGACAAAATTTTGACAGCTGAACCGAGTTTTGCAAATTCAATAGACGCAGTTTTCATTAAATGATAAGCTGCTTGTATTTGCTCAGTATTAGTGAGCTCGACTGAGAATTCTTGCATTTCGTAGAAGCCACTGCACCCTTCGACGATATCCCCGGTACATAATATAAGAACTTCGTCAAATTTATAACCAGCTTTTTCTAGGGTTTTATATCTCCAAAGAGCTTCTTGTACCCCAACAGTAACTCTATCTACTAAACCTTTTAAACCTTCTCCTTCAGATTTACCGGTTTGCCAGTCAGAAAAAACTACACAAAATGTGGAGTCTCCTAGCTTTGGTTTCTTATTGTTTGGCTTAAACTTTTTAGCTTCTGCAATAACTTGTTTATGGAAATCCGGGTCCCAAGCTTGTCTTCTTTTTTTAATAGTGACATTGTAGTGAACCATTTTATCACCACTAGGGCTTGACCAAGTTCTAAACTTCATAGTGTCTTGGTCTATGTAGAAATATTTAGGGTCGAATCCTTCAGCTATAAGCCAAGGGTCCCAATCTTTAATACCATTTTTTTTAGCTGGTATAAGACCTGTATCTAATGTACCCTGTTTCTTTTCTTCATCCCAAGTAACTGTTGAGCCAAAACCAACTCTATCTACTTTTTTTGGACCTGCTTGCTTTACTTTTTCTACTTCTAAAGTTTGTAAAAAAGTGTTTTTTAATTCTTTTTTATTGGATGACGCCATACTTAAGCCTCCATCTTCTGACACCGGATGGGCTTATGTCTACACCGTGCTTTTTTAAAGCAGCAGAGCAGATATCATAAGAATATCTTGTGTCTTTGAGAGCTAAACGTATTTCCTCCACCATTTTTTTATCTGTACGTTCTAGTTCTGCAAGTAACTTATCTAATTTAAGTCCTCTTGTATTATCTAAGTGTGATTCTCTCATCTCAGCTATAGCACTGAGAAACCCGTTGTTGCTTGCCATTATTCTTCTTCCAACTCGCCAACTGCAGCAGTTGCTTCAGCACCCTGTTGTGGTGTTAGCATAGATTTGAGTGTATCAATAACTACATCTCTTTCTGTTACTTCTACAGTATGTCTTGCTACTTTAATAGCCATTTGGTCAATGACTTTACGCAATTTATTATTTTCACCAATCATAGCGTTGTAAGCTTTAACTAAATCTTCCGTTGTAATTTGTTGCTGTCCTTCGCTATTATGATTATGATTATCTGTCATAATACTTCCTTATATCAATTTATACTACTTTCATTATACCACGCACTTATGACATTTTTTGGTATTTCGTAAAATATTTTTTTTATGCTATAGTTGAATATGAACAATAATATTTATGTATATTTTGCTTGCTTTCACGATAGTGAAGTAATTCCAACAATTATAAATATATACGAAAAAGCCACTCATCCAAGTAATGTATCTGTTGGTATTGATTTTCAATGGATAAGAGAAGATATAAAAAATGAATTTCAAGATTGGGTAAGTAGAAATCCTCAATACAAGATAAGAGTAAATTACATAGAATATACTTACAAAAACTTTTGGGAAATAGTAGGCCTAGCTAAAGGTAGACAAAGAGCATATGCTTTAAGAGAAGATGAAGCTTATGCACTATTAGTAGATGGTCATAGTTTATTTGCACCTAATTGGGATACAAAACTTATAGATAAATATACAGAAGCAGAGAAACAAGGAATACAGAAACCTATTCTTCACGGTTATGCTGGTTACTATGTTTTAGAAAAAGAAACTAGAAATAGAGTATGGCTTCCTAGCCATATGGCCACTATCCGATACCAGTATTATGTTAACTATAATGAAGAAGACAGACATCAAAAAGAAGCAAGATTTAAATGGCACGAAAGATTACCTACTTTTATAATCACAAAAGAAAACCCAAACACCAATGAACTCATTCCTAATGTCAAATTCAGTGGGAATTTTTCTTTTACTCGTTATGATATTTGTGAACACTTACCTAGTTGGGTCTTATTTGAAGACGAAGAAATTCCTTGGAGTATCAATTTATTTGATGCTGGTTTCTCTTTTGTTTTTCCTTCTTTTAACGAACCAGTAATTGGTCATCTATATATGGGTGCAACAGAACCTTGGTTCGAAGCTAGAGCTACTAGAGACAATATAGAGTTTTACATATCTAATAATGATGTTGAAGGTTTTCTAAGAATGAAAGATGAGAATATAAATAAATTTTTAGATGACCCTGCTAATTATGAAAAAATTATAAATTATCAAAATTATGCACACGTATCTATTATAAGTGGAGAGACTGAAGAATACTATATTCCTAAGAGTTTTCGCTAGATTCTTTACAACCACACTTACAAGAATCAAATCCGTAAAGGTGTTCTTTCTCTTCTCTATAATTTAGACTGCTAGGAGCACGATTAGTCAATCTACTTTTTTTAAGTAACTCGTATTCTAATGTGTATTTATTTCCCATACTACTATGGTACTATAAAAATACACTCCCCGGGGCACTCTTCTGCTGCTTCCTTGACTAATTCCATTTTATTAACAGGTACAACTGCCTGTCCATCTGCACCTTGTGGATTACCATCAATAGCACTATAAACTTTTTCATAATCTTGTACATAAGCAAGACCATCATTTTTCATTACAAATACTTCCGGACATATTTCTGCACAAAGACCATCACCTGTACATAAATCTTGGTCTATCCAAACTTTCATATTTATATCTTACCATCTTGTTTTTTACGGTTTTTTCTAGTAAGGTCTCTATATCCACCAGTCATTTTGCTTCTTAGATTAAAAGACTCCATACTATTATTCTTATGGTCATCTTGTGAAAATTCTTCTACTACTAAATTATGTTTACTTCTTTTAAATGGAATAACGTGTAAAAAAGCAGAACCTCTTTGTAGTATTCTGTCGCCCTCTGTATGCCATATACCCGGAAAATTAACTTGATGAAAGCTATCTGTTTCTACAATTCCCGGAAACAACGTAAAATCTTCATTTGGATGCAATATAGGTTGCATAAATAACATAGACCAACCCGGTGGTGTATGGAAAAACCAAGGACTTGTAAACTTAACTGCTCTTCTATAGTCTTTTCTTTTAAATGGATATGTTTTAAATTGTGCTTCATCGTGAAACTCTATAACACTACCTAAACCATCATTAGCACCATTTGTTTCAAAGTGGAACTCTTGTCCATATCTTTGAACTAAAATGTCAGCCCATAAAGGAATAATGTATCCTTCAGAAAAATAATCTACTACAGCTGGGCATTTTTTAATTGTATGAGAAGACCATTGCTTTACAATATTACCAACTACCGGGAAAGGCTTATGGTCCGGTTTCGGTAAATCCATATGCAAGTTTTGAAACCATTCCGGAATCATTTGTGCTGCTGGTACTGGTGGCATAAGCTCTACTAATGCTGGATTAGGAGTAGCAAATCTTATATTGTTACCTTTAATCCACTTCATACTCTTTTACCTGTGTACCACCAATGGTCCGGTTCTACATAATGATTAAACATCATTCCTACTACATTATTTTCCGGGTCGGGGAATTCTTCTCTCCAATGCTCCTGCTCTTCTCCATAAATTATAATTGCTTGATTAGGTTTCAAATAATACTCTTTACCTTCTATCCAAATAGCCCAAGGAGTATTTTGATATAAACAAACATCAATAGTGTATGTACAAGCATTGTTATCTTTATGCTTTGGTAGGTTTGCTTTTTCTGTTTCATACTGTGCAAACATTACATAACTTAAATCTAGTGTTTCAGAATTAAATATTTCTTTTGCTTTAGGTACAAGTCTTAGTGCATAAGGCATTAACCAAGAACCTTCTGAACCTTGGTCTTGTGTTGTTACTCCCCATCTTCCAAAATCTTCATTCCAAATAGCATTTTTATATTGTCTTTTACAAGTCTGCACTAGCCTATCAAACAATGGTTCCGGGAATACTTTATCTAATATTATCGGCTCAGCCATTTTTTCCTCGGCATAAGTTTTTTAGGTCTTCTTTCTAACGCCTCCGGATATAGCATATTAGTATCTCTTCTGTTTACAGACGATTGGCTTATCTGATTCCAAGCTTTACTAAATGTTTCATTCCATTCAACGTACTCAATCTTTACCGGTTTACTGAATAAAAGATTAAACATAACTGTATCGTGATTTAAATTACATTCTAAGTTTTCCATATCAGTCCACTCAAAAGCCCAAGACAATCCTCTTGACCATCCATATATAGGCATAAATCCCGGAATAGTTGATATTGGTAAGTTTTGTCCTGTATTTCTATCTGAAGGTATTACATCCATCCAAACTTCGGGGTCATCTGTGAATAACATCACTGGCATAGATATTTGCATAACTGGTTTTCCCGGAGTACCCCAAGCTTCTTTCTCTTCCATAATTACATCGTTAAATGGTCCGTGATGCTTTACAGCACCATAATAATTAGCTTGATAACTCCAGCCATCAAATCTATCTACTTCATCAACAAATTTGTTTTTGCTAAGTTTAATTTTTACATATGACCAAGGAAAATAAACCTCAAACATTCTATTACGCATAAACTGTGTAGATACACAACCATTAGG